CAGCGCTGATTAATCAGGTAAAGGTTGGAACCAAAAGACAACTCCTCCTTGTTCATCAACCCATTCTCTTGTTGCGTAAGCCTCGTCTTTACTGAGGGTTACGCATTTTTTTTCTTCTCCAACTTCCCAACAAATATTAACGCGTACTTTATAATCTTTATTCTTTTTCATTTCAATAGTTCCAGCGGATTCTAGTTCTTTCTTCTCTGATTCCAATGTGAATAAACCCCTTCTCAGCACCATATCCTAAACTGTACGGCCAATTTTTGTCACACCAATTTTGTACATCAAGCAAAGGAACATCTTTTACATAAAAATCAATGGCACCTTTTGATGGATTACTGTAAGTGTGCTCACTATTTTTGGCACCACCAACTTCAGTATTAATAGGTTCTGGTCTAGAAGCACTTGTAATAATGATTGGTTTGTCACCAAAATTTTTACGCACTCTTTCTAAAAATAAACAAAGCTTCTTTGCTGTTTCACATTGGTATTGTTTTGTAAAACGTCTTGCTTCTTGATTTAGTGTTAGCTCACCATAGGTAATATGTGGCGTTACTTTATATGTATATGGACTTGATGAATCAAAACTGTTGTGATGAGGGTTGTCACTAGGTTTCTCTCCAAAATTTTGGAGTTGTCGATCCATGATTTGCATGAGTTTGTCAGCATAATCTGGATCAGTTGCATATCCTTCTTGTACAAGTAAACGAGCGCATTCATTTCTACTCTCGGCTCTATTTACACCTTTGAATCCTCCAAAATCTTTGTACCAACGATCGACTAGATAACTAACACAAGTTTGGAGATCAGGAAAATCAATAAAGCCTGCTTGGATGGTGATCCATTTGTCATTAACAAATTCTTTCGTATTAACAGTTGATCCTGTTCCTTTTAATCCAAATGCATTGTATTTACCAGAGAAATGCTTGCCCCAACCTGATTCAAGTGCCCATTGAGCACAGACACAATCAGGATACTTTGCACCAGCTTTCTTTGCTGCTTGATAAACATCCTCCCAGGTATTAATCTCTTCTTTATTTTCAGATAGATTAATTTCTTTTTTAGGTTCTTTTCTCCATTTATTTTCAAATTCTTTTAATACATCACTTGAAATATTTTCTTGCAGCCAAATTACCGCATCGATTTGATGCGGTAAGTTATCAAAATATTTGACAACATCAAGTAATTTAATTGTCATCTATTTGATTTATTCTATTTTTATTTTAAATCTTATTGTGGTTCTGAAGGCCACTGAACAGAATACGGGAATCCTGTTTGTTCTGGAATATCTCTTAGTGCATCACGATAAGAAGCCCACGCAGCCTTGTCTTCTGTATTTAATGGACTATCAGTCATATGCGTCCAATCGCATTCTTTAAGACGTTGATTACGTTCAGCTCGAATATTAGAACTTGCTTCTGTTTCTTCTATTTCTTGTAATTGCCATGTTTGAGTCCAAACACCGTCAATAAGTTCTACATTTTGTTGTAAACGATGTGTTTTGCTATCGCATTCAGGAGCTGCTGTTTTTGTAACAGGATGAATACCGTAATCAGCAAATACACTAGCTGAAGGGTTTTTAGGAAAAGATGTGTTTGGGTTATCTTTTCGTAAATCAGTAAATGTATAAGGGAACTTATAGGGCTGATTGTTTTTTGTTTTAATGTACATTTATTTAAAATCCAAAGGTTAAGTTAACAACTTGAGAAATACCTGTTTGTGAACTTGTTGCATATAATTCTAATCCATCTGGTTTAATAAAGAAACCAACTGCAACTCTAATGTAAGGATTTACAGGTGTTTTGTCATAAAGAGTAGCGGTACTAATATCCCATGCTGTTGATAGACTCCATTGATATATTTCGTCTAAAGGATAATCGTTTGATAGATACATTTCTGTTCCATCATCTTTAAAAAAGATTCCTTTTAGATCGTCCATCTCCGACGATACATCGAAACTTTGATTGAAACTAGCAGTACTAAGATCGTAGGCTGTTGTCATATTATATTCGTGTACTTGATCACTGTCTCCTGATATATAAATTTTTGTTCCATCAGGTTTTAAGTATAAACCTCTTGGACCAAATTCTGATTGTGGTGTAACTGAAAAAGTGTGAGTAAAGCTAGCAGTGCTTATATCCCATCCAGTAGTTAAAGTATATTGATGTATTGCATCACTACTAGTTCCTGTTATATAAAATTTTGTTCCATCTGAACTAAATTGCAAACCAAATGGATTACTTTCCTTTGATGAAACTGAAAAAACTTGATAAGCACTGGCTGTACTAATATCCCAAGCTGTTGATAAATTGTATTCATTTATTTCATCTCCACTACTACCAGTAATATACATTTTTAAACCATCAGGTTTAAAAAACACACCTTTTGGACTGCTTTCTTCTGATCTAACGCTAACAACACCTCCAGTAGGGTAATTAAATGATCCTGTACTAATATCCCATGCAGTAGTCAGATCATATTGAATTGCACCATCCCAATCATTATTAACAAGATAAAATCTTGTTCCATCTGATTTAAAATAAAGACCTTCCAAACTATATTCAAGATCTCCTAGTCTTTGAGTATAGCTAGCGGTACTAATGTCCCAAGCTGTTGTTAAAGTATATTCATTAACTTCTCTACCACTATCTCCAAATACATACATTTTTAAACCATCAGGTTTAAAAAATAAACCATTAGGGTCACCGTCTTCTGAAACTGATTTTGTTTGATTAAAACTAGCAGTGCTTATATCATATGCTGTCGACATGTCATATTCATCTACAGCATCATCATCTTTTTCTACAACATAAATTTTTGTACCATCAGGTTTTAAATGAATAGCTCTTGGATTACTCCCTTGTGCATTAATTCCAAAAGATGCACTGTAACTAGCGGTACTAATATCCCAAGCTGTTGATAAATTGTATTGATGTATGGCGTCACTAGGAGCTCCGCCTGTTCCACTTATTCCCAAAACATAAAATTTTGTACCATCACTACTAAAATCTAAACCAAATGGATTTGTTTCTTTTCCACTAATGTCAAAATTTTGAACATAAGAAAAAGTGCTGATATCCCAAGCTGTTGATAAGTCATATTCAATTACATCATCTTTATTTCGATCTACAATATAAAATTTTGTACCATCAGGTTTAAACGCAATATCCTCCGGACCTGTTGCATTAAATGCAAATCCAATATCACGAAGAACAATCATATTAATAGGAGTTTTTCGCATTGCTAAATTAGCAATATCCCATGAAGGATCTGCTCCACCTCCTGCTGCTCCTGTTAATGCTGCTCTGCTTAATGAATCCATCTTTTCAATTCTTGCTATTTACAATTTAGCCAGAGTAATCTACCAAGCTAGCTCCTCGCCATTTTGTACCGCCATCATCAGTAATAAAAACAAAAAGATGTGTTTTTCCTTCCGTTAAGGTTGGTGCAGTATCAGCAGGCCAATAAACACCACTAAACCAAGTGATTGTGCCAGAAGTGTGTGTAATTTCTAAAGTTAATCCATAACTTCTTCCACTTGCAGGTGCATCACTAATAGTGAATGTGCTATTTCCTGCAATTGTTTTTGTAAAGTAGTTTCCGCTACTGCAATTAATATTTAACGCAGAAATACTAGCTGCATTACCTACGTATGAACCACTGACATCAACAGTTGCACCCGATGTCGTACTTGTTAGTCCAAAACCAGCACTGTCTGTAAAAATACCACTGATACCAGTCAGAGTAGTGAATTTACCTGTATTACCGGTAATTGTTGCTCCAGAAACAGTATCTGTAAACGTTCCGCTAATGCCAGTTAGAGTAGTAACTTTAGTTGTGTTACCAGTGATTGTTGCTCCTGATACAGTATCTGTAAATGTTCCACTGATACCAGTTAAACTAGTAACTTTAGTTGTATCGCCTGTAATCACCGTACCAGAAATAGTACCTGTGATTGAAAGGCTTGGATAATTACCAACGACTACGCTGCTTACGGTGATAGTCGCATCACTTCCACCTGAAGTGTAAACAAGAGTATCAACTTTTAAGTTTCCGTAAGCCATTCACTTGCCCTAATTTGCCTTGTTTCTACTTTAAGTTAATTCTACACAAGGATAACTTAAATCTAACTGAATACAAACCATGTAGAACCAGACGCAATACTTACTGTTGCACCTGACGCTAATTCAATATTACCTGCTGAAAAACCATTTGTTCCGCTTCCAATTAAATAAGTTGCCACTCCTGTTAAAACATATGGATTTGTAAAAATAGGAGCTTGGAGAGTATCGCCAAACATGCCTGTTGAAGGCGTAATAAACCCTGATGCACCTGAAATGAAACCACCTGCGAAAATATTGCCTGTAGTTGTTTCATCAAAGTTTGCAACAGTAAAGTTACCTGTCGTAGCCGTAACTGTAACTGCTTCAATTGTTTGACCAGTAATATAAACACCTGACAGATTGCTGGTAAATGTTCCAGAAACTCCTGTTAAGTTTGCAAATAAACCAGTTTGACCGGTAACTGTTAAACCAGATACTTGAGTAGTAAAGGTACCAGAAACACCAGTTAAATTTGCAAATAATCCAGTTGCTCCTGTAATTGTCCCGCCAGAAACTCCAGTGAAAATGCCACTTGTGAAGGTACCTGAAATACCGCTAAACGTATTACCAGTAATAGAAGCACCACTTAAGTAGTCGGTAAAAATACCACTTTGACCATTAACACGAGTAAAGTTTCCACTTGCACCAGTAACAGTAAAGCCTGAAACAAATGTGGTTCCATAAATCTGGTTTCCGGTTAAATCACCGAATGTTCCTGTGATCCCAGTTAGGGTTTCTCCAGAAATCGTGCCACTTACAGTTAAACCGGAAGAGATAGTACCGCTTCCGCTAATAATTAAATTCTTACCTGCTGTAATATCACCAGTGGTAGAAATTGTTGGAATATTAATAGTGTCAGTAAATGTACCTGTTAGTGCATTTACAGTCGTGAATAAACCAGTCTGGCCGGTAACAGTTGTACCAGAGACTCGAGTGAATGTTCCTGTTGCTCCAGTAAGGTTGGTGAATTGTCCGACATCTCCCGTTACAGTTGCACCTGATAAGAAAGTCGTAAAGAT